TAAAATATCCTATATTATTTAGAGCATTATACATACCAACTGTAAAAGAAGAATCATAAACATCAGCATCTGGAGCTACTCCACTTGGTGTTTGAACAACAAAGTCACCTATATTCACCACGCTACCAAATAAAGGAATACCTTGGACACCTAATATAGTACCTTGTTTACTTACTCGTCTAAGGATATTAAATATTTCCACATTACCAAAATCATCATTACTTGGGCTATAATATATTATATCATAAGGAATATCAACTTCAGATTTTTCTGGGTTAAAATTATTTGAGTAGTTAGTAAAACTATTCCAAAAAAACTGATAGCTTAAAGGAGGAATCGTTGCTAAACCACTGCCTTGAGAATAATCATGGCCATTAGCGTCATTCCATATACTTTCATTTATTTCAACACAGTGATAAGTACCAACTCCTAATTCAAAAAATCTTTGAGTACTGTATCCCAATCCATATCCAATATCTAAAACTCTTAAATCATCAGCATTGACACCTCTATATTCACAAGCTGCGGCTACTAAAGCATTAGCATATTTTATCTCTAAGTTTCTAAATGCTCTATGCATTATAGGAAAAGCATTTATACCATTATTTGTGTAATTTAATACTCTAGGTACTGATATACTACCACCTTCAGCAAAAATATTTGGATCTGGTATTGAATAATTTGTTACTTTACTTCTTCCAACAGATTGTTTTGTACCTTCACTATATGGCATAATTAATTAATTTATTATAAGCAATACAAATATCCAAGTTTACCTGTATAAACATTAATTGCTATATTTTTATTTGATGTACCAGAATTAAATGTAAATGGTGTACCTGTACAGTCAGCATTATCACAATAGTTAGCTGCGTTTGAAGGACAAGTACTTGTATTATCACTAGCATTAAATGATATACCTGTTCCAAGACTACAATCTAGTATAGCGATTGATATATCTTGGTTTGAATTAGCTGAGATAGTACCAGAGCAAGCTGAGCAGCTATCACTAGTTGGGCAACTACCACAAGATAACTGTTGCCATGCACCCTTTCCACTACATCCGTTTAGACGATAATAAACACTATATCCATTTCCAACACCATTAGTATTTTGTTTAGTATATACTGTAATAGTAACACCTGATGAAGGTGTTGGTGTAGGTGTTGGAGTAGGTGTTGGTGTTGGAGTAGGGGTTGGTGTTGGTGTAGGTGTTGGAGTAGGACAAGAAGATATAGCTACAATAGTTTGATCAGTAACTTGATAACATGTTGTTCCATTGCTATAATATCCAACAATATTAATAACAGGACCTCCACAGTAGTTACCTGGAGATATTAATCCTGATCTAAGAACATTTCCTATTGATAATCCACAAGAATAAAGAGTTGTTGTGAAAGGCCCAGTACAAGCATCAGCACAACTAGTGCTGCTAAATTTAAAACTACCTCTATTTGTACAAACAGCGCTATGATTATAGCTATACCATTCACTTATTTTTTGTGGGGTAGCAGCGTTTGGTCTAGCAGCGCTACATTCATTAAGATAAACATATCCACCATCTATAGCAGTATCTAGAGAGAAAGGTGATTGAGTAGATATCCCTAACTCAGTTCTAATATTATTCATTGATATTTGTCCACTAGCTGGTAAAGCCATAAAAACTTTATTTTAATTTAGTTTTTAACTCATCAATTTGTTTTTGTTGTTCTTTGATGGCTTCAACAAGTAATGGTACTAATTTAGAATAATCTAATGTTTTATATCCATTTCCTATAGGAGCATCTTTAATAACTTCAGGTAAAACAGTTTCTACTTGTTGGGCTGATAATCCTACTTGTAATTTTTTCTCATATCCAAATGACTGAGCTATTTTATTTGGTTCATAATAGAAACCATTTAAAGTCATTACTTTAGATAAAGCATCTGATATATTACATTTAATATCTTTTAAACGTTCATCTGAGTAATAAGCTACTACATCACCAGCTACACGAATTGAGTCACCTGTAGCTGAACCATCAAAGTAATATGCTGTATTAGCTGAATCATACATTATAGGACAATATGTAGCATAGTTTAGATAAATATTATCTCCACCATTACCAAAGTTAGCTACAGTATTACCTGTAGCTATATTATATATTCTAGTACCAGCATTATATGAATGGTGAGATGCTATAGTCACACCGGTATAAAACCAAACATTAAGAGGTTGAGTCCATGCACCAGCTGGTTTTCCTATATAATAGTTTAAATCACCATCTGTATGGAAGTTAATTCTAAGAGGATTGGATGTTGAAACACTTTGATTACCTATAAAAATCGCTGTACCACCATTGTTAGCTGTGTCTAGTTGATAAAGAAAACTTGTACTAGCAGGATTTAAATAATATCCTGTATTATCTGAATCATAGAATATTGGAGCACGAGCACTATTAGCAAATTGGCTATATCCTCTATCTACAATAAAATACGAATCTGGTATCCATCTCCATACCCAACCAAGACTATTATCATGCATACCCATAGTACCACCACCATTATTGATATCAGTCATCCATGCGAATCGTGTATATAATCCCCATCCACTCCATCCATTTCTACCAACATTGTGTGTTGTAGCGTTACCATATGAGTTTCCTTCACCATGTGCTGAACGCAAACCATAACTATAAGAATTAAAATATAATCCATTACTTCCATTTAAGTAGTACCAATCATTAACATAAAGAGTATTTAAATTAGTTGTACTAGCAGGATTTAAATAATATCCTGTATTATCCGAATCATAGAATATTGGGGCTCTGAAAGAACTAGCAACAGTATTATTACCGCTCATGTCAAGTTGCCATCTATTAGCTGAAGCACTCCATCCACCAATTCTTAAAACATCATCAGCATCTAATCCCATATTAACAGCATATACTCCTCCTTTATGAAAAGACATAAATGCTGAGTTGTTAGATGTTGAATATGCTTGAAGAGGAGGACCACTTAAAACACCAGCATATCCACCAAGATTGCTTTGGAAATAGTTAGCACCAGTCCATGTATTATTACTACCTAAGATAGTGGCGCCAGATGCTCCCTGGGCACCCTGTGCTCCTTGAGCGCCTTGGCTACCCTGAGCACCTTGAGGGCCTGTCGCGCCTTGGGCTCCTTGAGCGCCTTGTGCACCTTGGGCACCTTGAGGGCCTGTTGCACCTTGGGCTCCTTGGGCACCTTGAGAGCCTTGGGCTCCTTGGTTACCTTGAATACCTTGAATACCTTGAGCACCTTGAGCACCCTGTGCACCTTGAGAGCCTTGGGCTCCTTGGTTACCTTGAATACCTTGAATACCTTGAGCACCTTGAGCACCCTGTGCACCTTGAGCACCCTGTGCACCTTGAGCTCCTTGAGGACCTGCTACTGTATTATATCCAATAGTTTTTGTTGTTGTATTAAAAGTAACAACTGTAGTATCAGATGTAGATCCTAAACTCGGTAATTTAATAGAACCACTAATCTGAGTTGTATTGTTACTTCCTGATATTACAATAGCTTCAGCTCCAAACTTACCTAATTTAACTGTGTTATCAGCGAATGCTTCAATTACAGGTAAACCAGCAATTGTATTAGCTGAGAATATTGAGTTAGATAAATCATCTGTTACTTCAAATAATCTACCATTAGCTCCGTCTATTGAGAATAAAGTTGTATTTACACCACTACCTGAACCTATAACTGATACTTTATTTGCTGTACTTCCAGATACAGTTAATGTAGATCCATCAAATGTTAAATTTGTCTCAGCATTGATAGTAGATGAGTTAACTGAAGTTAATACTCTATTATCGCCTGGATTTGTATATGAAGTTATACCTGCATTTGGACCAGTAGCACCTTGAGCTCCTTGAGGCCCAGTTGCACCTTGTGCACCTTGAGATCCTTGGGCACCTTGTGAACCTTGAGCGCCTTGAATACCTTGAATACCTTGAATACCTTGAATACCTTGTGCACCTTGGGCTCCCTGAGCGCCTTGGTTACCTTGAGCGCCTTGAGGTCCAGTCGCGCCTTGGGCTCCCTGAGCGCCTTGTGCACCTTGAGGCCCAGTTGCTCCTTGGGCACCTTGGGCTCCCTGTGCACCTTGGGCACCCTGAGGTCCTGTAGCACCTTGGGCACCTTGAATACCTTGAATACCTTGAGGTCCTGTAGCGCCTTGAGCTCCTTGGGCGCCTTGGGCTCCCTGAGGACCTGTAGCACCTTGGGCTCCCTGTGCGCCTTGGGCACCCTGTGGACCTGTAGCACCTTGGGCGCCTTGAATACCTTGAATACCTTGTGGACCAGTTGCGCCTTGGGCGCCTTGAGCACCTTGAGATCCTTGGGCACCCTGAGGGCCTGTAGCACCTTGAGCTCCTTGAATACCTTGGATACCTTGTGGTCCAGTTGCGCCTTGAGCTCCTTGAATACCTTGGATACCTTGAGGTCCTGTTGCGCCTTGAGCTCCTTGAATACCTTGGATACCTTGAGGTCCTGTTGCGCCTTGAGCTCCTTGAGCGCCTTGGGCACCCTGTGGACCTGTAGCACCTTGAGCTCCTTGTATACCTTGAATACCTTGGATACCTTGAATACCTTGAGGTCCTACAGCACCTTGTGCACCTTGTGCGCCTTGGGTACCTTGAGGTCCAGTTGCACCCTGTGCGCCTTGTATACCTTGTATACCTTGGATGCCTTGTATACCTTGAGGACCTGTAGCACCTTGAGCTCCTTGAGCGCCTTGAGCACCTTGAGGTCCTGTTGCACCTTGAGCGCCTTGAGCGCCTAAGTTACCAGTTCTAGAAAAAGATATAGCAAGTAAAACACCATTAGCAGGTAAAGTACCACTTATATATGAAACAGGAATTGTGTAGTATCCTGTATTAGCAGTTACAGCTCCAGTAACTTGAAACTGGTTTACTACAGTGCCTGTATCTCTACTATAAAGAGTTAAAACACCTCTTGTGGCAGTAGTTGTACTGTCATCCCATGTATCATACCATCCAGTTTGTGTAGTTCCAAGTTGATCTAAATTATCTATATAAATTGCAGAAACAGATCCTATAACACCATTGTTATACTGAAGCACACCATTACCTGGGTCTGTGTTTGTTGTTGTAGTTGAGAAATTGTAAGGTACACCTCCTCTTTGTCCTGTAGCACCTTGGGCACCTTGAGGACCTGTAGCTCCTTGGGCTCCTTGAGGACCTGTAGCTCCTTGGGCTCCTTGAGCACCTTGAGCGCCTTGTGGGCCTGTTGCACCCTGTGCGCCTTGTATACCTTGTATACCTTGCGGCCCAACAGCTCCCTGTGCTCCTTGAGCACCTTGGGCACCTTGAGGTCCAACTGCCCCTTGAGCTCCTTGAGCTCCCTGAGCACCTTGTGGGCCTACTGCTCCCTGAGCACCTTGAATACCCTGTATACCTTGAGGTCCTGTTGCACCTTGGGCACCTTGGGCACCCTGTGAACCTTGAGGACCTGTAGCTCCTTGAGCGCCTTGGGCTCCTAAGTTACCAGTTCTACTGAATTGAATTGCTAATTGAGCACTATTAGCTGGTAATGTACCACTGATATAAGACACTGGTATAGTGTAATAACCTACATTAGCAGTTACAGCACCAGTGACTTGAAATTGGTTTACTACTGTTCCAGTATCTCTACTATATAATGTAATTACACCTCTGGTGGCTGTAGTGGTACTATCATCCCAAGTGTCAAACCATGCTGCTTGAGAATTACTTAATTGGTCTACGTTATCAATATAAAGTGCTGATACAGAGCCAATTACTCCATTATTATATGCTACCACACCAGCGCCTGGATCAGCGTTTGTAGTTGATGTTGTAAAGTTATAAGGTACTCCACCACGTTGACCTGTAGCGCCTTGAGCACCCTGTGCACCTTGTGGACCTGTAGCGCCTTGGGCACCTTGAGCTCCTAAATTACCTGTTCTAGAAAATGCTACTGCTAATTGTTCACCGTTAGCTGGTAAAGTACCACTTACATAACTAACAGTAACTTGAAAATATCCTATTTTAGCATTAACATCTGTAACATTAAAAATATTAACTACAGTTCCTGTATCTCTACTATAAAAAGTAAGTGTACCTCTATTTGCTATATTGGTAGAGTCATCCCATGTGTTATACCACGCAGTTTGGGTATTTCCAAGTTGGTCTAAGTTATCTATATAGATTGATGTAACTGAACTAATTGTAGCACTGCTATAAGCAACTACACCATTACCAGGATCTGCATTTAATGTAGATGTAGAGAAGTTATAAGGTACACCACCTCTTTGTCCAGTTGCGCCTTGGGCGCCTTGAGGTCCTACAGCACCTTGGGCACCTTGAGGACCAACTGCACCTTGGGCTCCTTGAGCACCTTGTGGACCAGTAGCACCTTGAGCACCTTGTAAACTTAAATTATTTCTATATTTGAATCCACCATTAGCATCTATTACTAAAATATTAGTTTCAGTAGTACCTAATGGTACTGATGGAATTGTTAAGCTTCCTGTTATTGAAACAGAACCTGTAAATTGATGTGTGTTAGAAAGTGATGATCCAAATACAGTAGAACCCGTCACATAATCTCTAGATGAGGTAATATTCTGTACTAATAAAGTTTGGGCAGTTATTGTACCTGTGATAAGCGCATTAGAGGCAGTAACATTACTGCCAACACTTAACGATCCGGTTATTTGAGAGTCATTCAACGCAATGATACCATTGCGAGCAACAAATTCATTAGCCATACTTATATTACCTCAGTTCACTGTCCCTGAGATACGGGTTTGGTATAAATATTAAAGAGATATGCTACCTGTAATAGGATTTGTCCAAAAAGGTGTAGCTAAAAGTTCTAATATTTCTGGATAGAGATACTCAGGATATTCAGGTGAATATATTGATGGACGACCATATGTTCCTGCTTCTATTATATAACTTTGTGTTGTTTGTGTTTGTGGGTCATACCAACTTTGTGTGTAAGATGCTGTTACTACAGTGACAGGATATTTTACAAATGTTTCTGTTTCATCTATAGATAAACGTAAAGTATCAATAGATGATTCTTCAACTTGTGAAAAATCAATTGAGTTTGTTATTGATGTTGGTATCACTAACCAACGTTTATTAGGAAATATATTTTCTGTCATACAAATAAATATTAAGGTAAGTTGAAGCGGGTTTTGTAGTGAAAGTAGTTATCTCTTACTTGAGATAATGATAATGCTGTATTATATATTTTGGCAACATATACATTTCCTTTGTAATAATATGCTCTAGTAGCTCCATTATTATATCTTCCTATATTTACTTCAGCTAATGAAGGAATTGATGATGTTAATCCACCACCACTATGCCACAAATTTCCATCTAAATAAATTTCCATTATACCTGTATTAGCATTTTTTGTACATACCCAGTGGTGGTTTCCTAAATATTCAGATGGTTGAGCAAATTTATTAATTCTATTAAATGGTCTTCCAGCATCCCAATAAACAACACCATCACTCCAAGGTAAGTGTAAACTTAAATCTTGGTTTCCACCAGCTCCTCCTGCTATTATGGAATTATATTGTAAACCCCCATTCCAAGCGCATACAAATTCAACTGATATTTCATTGCCTGATGCTACTGATGATGGAGTTAAGTCTAAATAGTCATCAGAACCATCAAAGTTTAATTGTGGGTTAATAGCAGGACTAGTAAATGGATTATTATTTACTGTCATACTACGCCCAGCACCTATATCAACTACAGCTTGAGAGGTTGATCTAGTTCCATTCACAAATTGAGAAATAGTAGTACTATTTAGATCTTCTCTAAATGGACCTGCCCAATATATTGTTACTGTTTGTCCTACTGATGTTGAAGCAGGATTAATAGCCCAATATTTTCCATCTGATCTTGATACTGTATCATACCATAAAACATAAGCTCTAAACCAACCGTCTCCCATGTTTTCTATGTTACAGTTAGATTGCCAACCTCCAATATTAGAATAGTTAGTATAACAAGGACAACCACACATTGGTACAGTTGGTTTAAAAAAAATAGAATGGCCTGTGTAAACACCTCCAGTGCCTCCACCACCACTAGTTACAACACCTATACCTGGATTATTACATCCGCTTAACCAAGAAGCACCTGATCCATCTAAGGCTGTTAAAGTTTCTACATAAACAGGAGCACCTCTATAAGTTTCACCTGTAGTTGTTAAAGTAGCAGATACACTTCCAGGAACGTTATTGTATATAGACATTCCAGCATTTGCTAAAATATTAGTTGTAGGGCGACCTAAATATGAGTTATAGGTGTCGCCTGTGTCATAGGCGAATGTTAATCCATTTGTTGTTACTTTACTATATCCTGTTCCTACTGCCATATTATGAGAGATTAAAACGTGTTTTGTATGCTAGATAGTTGTTTGTTACTTCAGTGTCACTTAAAGCTCTATTATACATTTTTACAATAGCTATTTGTCCATTCCATGCATAATTTCCTCCATAAGGCCAATATCCTATTCTCATTCCATTAGTCCAATTAGCTGTTCCTGATGTTGCTTGTTGTCCTTCATATACTCCATTTCTATATATTCTTACAAAAGATCCATTATATACTATTACCCAATGCCCCCAACCATTTATTGTAAAACTTTTTGGATAGTAATACTCTCCGGACACACCGCCGTGTGTATAATACCAGCTATTATCTCCATATTGATAGAAAACAGGTCCTCCTCTAAAAGCTATAGGCATTCTATCATTTGATCCTTTATAAGAAACATGTTCTATTGTATATTCATTTAAAGTACCCAAATTGCTAGTAACATCAGTGTAGTCATCGGTTCCATCAAAAACAGGCAATGCGGCGGCATTGTAGGTCATATTAACTAAGTCAATAGTGTTACTTTTACCTGATATATCTAATAAGCCTTGTGTTGTAGATCTAGTTTGGTTAGCTCCAATAAATGGAGTAACATGACTTTTATATTCATATTGTGGCATAGCAAAGTAAGCTATACCATTAGTTGAATAAGTTAAAGCAGCATTTCCATAACTGTTTCCTTCATTAATAGTATATGTTTCAGATATTCTAACCCACTGATATTTTGTAATAGCTTGTTGTGTACCATAATACCAAGGAAACCAGTGTTGACCTACTTGTACATAATCTCCTATTGTTAAATAAGCATAAATACTATTTGTGATAGTAGCAACATTATTATTTGGATAAGTAGCATTCCATAAAATACATTGTCCATAAGATCCAATAGTATTAGCTGTTACTTTTACTACCTCATATCCAGGTATAGGAGGAGCTATATCAGTAGAGTTTCTAATATTAGTAGCACCGTCATTATAAATGCTAAATTGATTGCCATTCCAATAATTAATGGTAGGTTCTCCTTTATAGCTATTAGCTGCATCTCCAGTATCATAAGCAAATATGATCGAGTCGTTGACAGTATTTGGTCCTGATGAGCTTGGCATATTATAATCTGAATCTTGTTTTTTGAATGTTATATATTTGAGTTATTTCAGCATCACTTAACATTCTATTATAACATGATACAATAGATACACTACCATTATCTACTGTTCCAGCATAGCCTGTTCCTACTCTTATAGCACCAGCAGGTATTAATGCTGTATTACTGCGTGAAGTATATGCTGATATAAAAGAACCACCGTTTTTACTATAAAATCCTGTTCTAGAAATAGAAGTTAATCCTGTAGACATTTTAATAGCCATCATATTCCAAGCATTAGTTGTGCAAGCATTAGTATTGGCGTAGTCATAATCTGGTATAGCTCTACTATACCAAGATATATCTTGTCCTACTTCCCAAGTCATAGCTACTTCTTGTTGATAAGATGCATATGTTGTTCCTGCTTTTTCAAAAATAGTTTTTCTAACACTATGTCCTACTTCATATAACCATAATATTATTGTACAATCACCTCCTAAATTAACATTACTAAATCCTGAACCACACTCCCAATAACCTGAGCCGTTAAATGTAAATGCTCTGCTTCCACCAACAGTGCTCCAAGAAGTTGTAGTACCATATGAATTAAATGTTAATCCTTGAGCAAGATCTTTCCAAACAGTACCTGATCCTGGATAAGAGTTAATATCAGCTGCATCTAACAATAAAGTTAAACCATCTGTTATTATAGTTGGTCCATAATTTAATCCCATAACAATTATATTTTTACTACTCTATATTTTCTTCCTGTTGTATCAGCATTTTGTAATTCAGTTGCTTTATCTTGAGCCTCAGGTTCATTATCATACTGATAAATTGGATCATCTGGGTTTAGTCTTGCTACCCAAATTGTATTACTTCCTGGGATAAATTGCATTTGTACTTGAAACATAATTTAATATTTTTATAAATAAGTTACTGTTGATTTTAATCTCCATCCTGATGTACCTGTAGTAATGTTAAATAAAACATCTGAACCAACCACAGATACTGATGGTATTACACCTGATGTTGATCCAATATCTAATGTTGAATAATCAGTGTATTGAGCTGAAGATCCATTCCATACAGCTATTACTTCACCTGATCTAGCATTAGCACCATTTGACACAGTGTATTTGTAGAAAGCGGATGTGTAAGAACCTGTTGTTTGGGTAAATACATTATTTGAACCTACTACTGATGATGCTACTGTATTGGTGTATGTTTGTGTGATACCAATAGTAAACCCATTATTGGCGTGTGACGCAGTAGCTGCATATGAAGCACTAGTTACACTTAATGAACTAGTTGATTGGTAATATAATTGACCTGTTGTTGTATCATATCCAACTACATTATTTTGATTTATGTTAGAAAGACTTGGAAATGTAATTGATCCAGTAGCAGTTAAATTATTAGTAAAGTTACCAGATCCAGATACATTTAATTTATATCCTGGATTATCTGTTGTGCCTAATAAGAAGTTACCCGCGTGGTAACTTTTGAATGATGAATCAGTTAAATATAATCCCCATCTGTTGGTAATTGTACCAGTAGCACCAATATTGGTAACATGACGTAATAGATAAAAGTTTGTGATTGTACCTGGGCCACCTGATGTTGAGCCAACGTTAGTTGTATTTAAAAGGAAATCATAATCTGTTATAGTAGATGCTTGTGAGCCTGCTGTATCTGCTACTTGTAAGTTTTCGTTACCCCATCTTGTAGTAGTGTAAAAGCCAGATCTTAATCTTGTTTGTGTATTAAAATGATACGCTATAGAATTACCACCAAGTGGGCTAGCTGTAGCTTCTCTATTAAAACTAGTAAATACTGTATATAATTGTCCAAGTGTTCCTAAATCATTGGCATCATTTGCAACAAGTAAGTTATTTAAAGCGATCATTTGGAAAGGTACAGTACTAACCGTTGACCTAACATAATTTTGATTTCTAAAACCAACCATTAGTAAGTTAGATGTACCTCCTGCTGTTGTATAAAATTCATTATTTGCGAAATAATTATATTGAAAACCAGCTGTTCCAGTACCAGGATAATTTATTGTATTACCTGAGCCAAAACTAGTAACATAATTAAATGTTCTGCCTACAGGATTAGAGAAACCAAGATAAGGAAGAAATCCATCACTGCTAATTACTCCACTAGAGTCAATAGAATAAGATGGGTTTGTTTTATTTATACCAACAAAAGATCCACTATTAAAAATTGATCCTGTTGTTAAACTAGTGCCATCTTTCCATATTGCTGCATAGTATTGAGCACCACCTAATATATTAGATGATGTTGTAGCATACGATGCTGTTGTAGCATTTACAGCATAAGATCCACTTAATGAATAAGAAGCACTTGTAGCGGCTAATGCATATGAAGCACTTGTAGCTACTAAAGCATATGATGCTGTTGTAGCATTTAATGCGTATGAAGCTGAGGTGCTATTGTTGCTATAAGATGATGTTAAGGCGTATGATGCACTTGTAGCTGTTGCTGAATACGATGCACTTATAGCGTTTATAGTATAAGATGATGTTGTAGCGTAAGAAGCACTAATAGCATTTAATACATATGATGCACTAATAGCATTTAGTGCGTATGAAGCAGTCACAGCATATGAAGCAGTAGTAGCGGTAGCAGCATTTCCTGAGATAGAGGCACTAATAGATGATAAGTTTCTCCATTTAGCGGCAGTTGTATCATAAACTAATGCTTGACCATCTGTAGGTCCTGAGATTAATACATCAGATAATCCTGATAGTGTTTGTGTTATTATAGAACCTCCACCACCTGATCCTCCTACTTGTCTAAATAAGCCTCCAGGTACTATTGTAAAGTCATTAACATCTGTAAATACACCATCACCGTTAATTACAATAGCACCCAGATAAATTGCATTAGCTGCTGTATTAGGGGCTTCTACAAATGGTTCTATATTAATATTAGCAATAGCTTCTGATTCGCTTGTATATACTGTATTACCATAGTAAACAACTATTGCTTTTGTTACTGAATTAGGGAACCAGAATACTCTTTGGATAGTCCACCTTGATCCTACAGGTGAAGGTACTAATGTTAATACTCCGTTATTTGAATATTGTGTTGGATCAATAGTTGCAAAACCAGCACCTGCGTTTGTTAAATAAACCCAGCTAGATCCTGATTGGTAATATCTAAATATTTTAGATACATTGGTGCCATTATCAACTGTATAATAAGGTTCGTTTGGATCTATAGTATAGTTAGAACCAGGAGAATATGCAGTACCACTTCCTACAACTAAACTACCTGTACTTGATCCACTAGGTGCTAAAGTATATCCTGATAATTTTAAAGGTCCAAATGCTCTATTAAATATATTTTGTTGTTGTTCAAATCCATATGCTACAGAAGGCTGTGTTTTAACACCATTAATTGTAGATTGGTTTTGGAATAATACGTTACCAATGTTTATTATATAGTCAAATTGACCATTACTAAATGGTGTTCCTTGAGCGTAAATGTTATTGGTTGAATCAATACCAACAAAGGCTTGTTGATAAGATGATGTTAAAGGAGCAATACTAGCTGATAAATTACCCCATTTAAGATATTGTATTGTTGGGTATGGATCATCACTTAAACTTGCATTTAAGTTTACTATAATACCACTACCACTACTTACTTGATAAACAGTAGATGATTGGGTTGTAATTAAACCACCATGTAACAAACCAGTATATAAGTTACCTTCTAACCAACGTAAACGGGTTACGTTACTATACCCAGCACTATTTTGAGAAAAATATAAGTCGTTTGTAGATCCACTTACATAAATGTAAGATGCAGTTATTGAAGTATCTATATTTGTAGTTACAGGATCAAATCTATGATAACCTGTTTGTCTAATATCACCATATATTTGTACTGATGCTGTTGCAGCACCAGGTCCAGTAGATCCTGATATTATAATACTACCTGATAATGTTGTATTACCAATTAAAGTATTATTACCTGTTTGAGTAGTAGATCCAGTTATATTTAAACTACCAGTTAATGTAGTAGAACCAACTAATGTATTTGATCCATTAGTAAATAAACTACCAGTTATTGATACTGATCCAGTAAACTGGTGTGTATCTGTTAATTGAGTACCAAATTTAGTTGATCCAGTTATAAATTCAGTAGAGGATGTTATTGTTTGGACAACAATTGTTTGAGCAGTTAAAGTACCTCTAACGGTAAAATTATCTGCTGATGAGGCAGTAGCGGCATTTATTGCATTAGTAGCATTATTAGCCCAGCTTGCTGTACCTTGTAATGATCCTGTTATACCTCCATTTACTTCTAATGATCCTGTTATTTCAACTGTAGAATCATGAGCATATATTAAGTTTGATCTATTACCATCGTCAGTTCCATTACCTACAATAAAAGCTGCAGGTACAGATGATACAGTGTTAAATTGGCCCTGTACGTGTTGATGATTGGCTAATGCTATTGTTTGATAACCTTCAGCATGTGAATATGAGCCTGATGCTATTGTTTCTTGACCTTCAGCATGTGAATAATTTCCTTTCGCTTGGGTAAAATCTCCTTCAGCATGCGAGTAGTCTCCTGTTGCTTTAGTAATACTTCCTTCAGCATGTGAGTATTCTCCTGTCGCTATATTTCCCTCTAACCCTTGAATAAGAGAGCCTGTTATTATAACTAGTTGATTTAAAGGATTAATATATGATGCAGTTGAGGCAAATGAAGCACTTGTAGCTATTAAAGTATATGATGCACTAGTAGCGTTGTTAGCATGAGAGGCGCTTGTAGCATATGATGCACTTATAGCATTTGTAGCGTTTAAAGCATATGAGGCACTTAAAGCATTTACAGCGTGAGAGGCTGTTATAGCATTTTCAGCCCAACTAGATGTACCTTGTAGTGAACCTGTAAAACTAAACGCTGTAACGCTTCCACTTACATTTAATGAACCAGTCATGTTATGCTGGTTATTATCGTTTAATTGTAATTTTCTATTTAAATTGGTATCATCACCTCCAACAAAGAATTGTAATGGTTGGCCAGGTGTTATATTACCAATATGTAAGTGATTACCTGCAGAATATAAATAAGCATCATTTGGATCACCAATTGGACCTGAGAAATTAGATCCATTGATACCCATATCAATATAATTACTAGTTTCAGTACCGTTGTCTGCTGTAGCTACAACGTCTGAAGAAGCAGTGGTACCTGTATTAGTATTCTGGATATTAAGTTGTAAGTAGTTATTTGAGTTACCTTTACCTGTTATAACATTGAATGATGTAGGATGTGTTTGGAAAACATATAATGCTTCAGGATCACCACTTGTGAAATTAGTTTCATTTATACCAATGTGAGATCCTGATTGATATACTACACTACTAGATAATGAGGTAGGTGTTTTAAATACAGGTATATAGTTAGTAGCACCACCTTGAATATTAGATGCTGTTTCAGCTGATAAAGCATTAACCGCGTTTTCAGCCCAACTAGCTGTACCATATAATGAACCTGTGATTCCGTTTGTTACAATTAATGAACCTGTTACTTGAGCTCCATTATCATCTACTCTAAATTTTCTAGTCCAAGTAGATCCATTAAATGAAGCAATGTTAAAGCCACTATCACCTCCATTTCTATTATCATAAACAAACTCAGCTGAGCCTCTTTGAACTATATTTGAATAGTTGTTACCAAATAATTGATAATATGGACCATGAATTGTACTACCATCAAACATACCAAATAGCATGTTATTAGTAGCATCATTATTGTAAACTAATCTATTAGAACCACTCATGAATAGATTTCCATCTATTTGAACATTACTATTCATGAATTTACTAGTACCAGGACCTGTTACTTCTAAAGAGCCTGATACTGCTAAACCTGGATTTGTTGGTATAATTCTAATACCAACTTTATCATTGAAATAAGTGTAATTAGGGCTATATATATTGATAGTGCTTCCACCATCATATACTTGTAAGTAAGTATTATTTCCAGTTCCAGCGTTACCTAAAATAAAACTATTAAAATTATAATCTAAAGTTAAACCTTTATCTAATCCACTATATATTGTTTTTAAAACACTACCTGATTGATTTAAGTAACTGCTAGCTAAACTAGTATTTGTATCCCATAACGGAACATAATATTGAGTTCCACCTTGTACATTTGATGCTGTTAAAGCATAAGACGCAGTTACAGCATTTGATGCTGTTAAATTACTTACTCCATTAACAGTTAATGAACCTGTGATTGATACACTACCTGTAAATTGGTGAGTGTTGGATAATTGAGAGCCAAATATGGTTGAACCAGTAACATAGTCTGTACTGGAAGTTATTGTTTGTACAACAATTGTTTGCGCTGTTAAAGTACCAGCTACTGTAAAATTATCAGCATATGACGCGGTTAAAGCACTTACAGCCCAGCTTGATGTACCTTGTAAGGAGCCTGTGAATGATTGAGCTACAACATTTGTTGTAACATTTACAGAGTTTAAAGTAGCATTTGAGCCACTAACAATGACTTTTTTCCAATTTGGCATAGTATATTACAAATTTTAACTGTGGTTAGATACATACACTTATGCCGTGTATATGCCTACTTCCTTTCGGCCAACAGTATATTTGTAATAAATATGAAAAAATTAAGGTAACTGAGTATAGTATTTTTGAAGTTTTGAAACAAGATCATATACTAATTGTACATGTTCACCTTTAAATGAAGCTTGGCGAACCATGATTAGTAATGTCTCAACTTCAGCTTTAGTTAAATGAACAGATGGTGGTTCAAACAATGCTTGTTGAACCACCTCGGGTTGAGATTTAATTGTCTCTTCTGTTATATTTTCTTTATTGTCTGTCTCGTTCTTAATTGAAACCTTATTAAATTTAAATCCCATAACTGTATTTGTAATTTTATTTATTAAGCCCATATATAAATGTCACCTGTATCTTCTTTGATCCAAAGATTACCTTTACCATTTGTTGATCCACCCCATGTTGGAGGGACAGAATCTGATGGAGCGTTTGAAGCATCTAATTTAGCTGTTACAGCATATTCATCAGCTGTTACTGATGATTCACCAGCATTAACATTTGGAGCTACAGCCCATCTTCCGTAATCACCAGTTGAAGTTGATTCTAAATACCAAGCTGAACCTGATAATCCTGGACCTGAACTTATAATTAAACCACCATCTGTTAATGTGTTAGAACCAGATGCTAATAAAGCAAATCTATCAGCTATTAAAAGTGATGTTTGGTTATTAAAACTAGCTGTACCAGCAACTGTTAAGTCACCTAATACAGTTAAATCATTTGAAACAATAATATCATTAGGTAATCCAATAGTTACAGTTTGGTTAGAAACTGAAGTTTCAATTTCATTAGCTGTACCTGTAATTGTTAAACCTTGAGTTAATAAATCAACAGATCCACTAGTACCATTTGATCCAGTAATTTTTAAAGTTGTAACTAATCCAGTTAATTGAGAACCATCACCTTTAAATGATCCACTAAATGAACCAGTTAAACTTGAATTAGCACCGGTTAATACAATTGAAGTAGAACCAGATATTACAGTACCATCATCTGTTAAACTTGAATTAGCAAATGCATCACCAGTCCACTTTGTAATAGCATTAGTATTTAAACTAGAGGCACCACTAACTGCTACTGTGGCTGTTGTAGCACCATCATATATAAATGGTACAATACCTACACCTTGAGTTAAGTCAGGAAGGTTAGTAGTACCAACAAAATTACCTTCAAATGATCCACTAAATGAACCACTTAAAAATGTAGTTGATGGAGAGGTACTAATTTGTTGATTAGTTCCAACATTTAATTGATTAAGTATCGCGTTACTACCTGATACTATTATTTTTTTCCAACCTGCCATGGCGTTTTATATTTTAATTTTAAGGAGCTATGTCCTCTATTCCGATATACATATCATAAGAATCAAAGTAAATACCACCTAATACTGGAGTAGGTATAGATCCTGTACATACTTTCATAATCGCTACTCCTTGATTATTAATAGTGAATGCACTTCCTGTTGAGTTTTGTACAGATAATATATTGTCTGTAGATCCAGTGTTAACTATTGTTAAAGTTGATGTATTAGTATATGTTAAATAACCTTTAGAGGCGGTGACACTAAATGGTGTTAAATTACTACTAGTAGGTAAACCAATAAATGATCCACTAAATGTACCTGTAAAATAACCTGATGCTGTAGAAAATGAAGCTGAAGTAGCAGAGATAGTTGTACTTGCTTCTACAGAGTTAAAGGTAACATTACTGTATTGGGGCGCTATTTTTAAAAAAGTACCCATTATTAATTATTGTCTATGATATAAAAACCATTCATCTGAGGCACTATAAAATAAACCTCCAGTTACAACTGTTGGTGTGTTTAAAATCTCTTTAAATTCAACAACACCCTGTTTGTTAACTTTAAATACTTGTTGTCCATTATCTTTAATAATAAAGAAATCAGTACTAGAAGTTATAGAATTAATTTCAACATAACTCCCACTAAATAAAAATGTACCTGAACTTCCGCTCAGGTAAAATGGTATGTCTAACTGATATCCTTGTATTAAATTTGCCATGTTTTTTACGAGAATTTACCAACTACTGAAACTCCATTTGTTGTTGTTAAATTGTACCCTAATCCTACTGTGTCAATAACTATATCAACATTAGCTCCATTTTGTGTTACAGATACAATAAGGTTGTTAGGTATATAAGTTGCGTTGATTACCACCTCAAAAGCAGTTTTATCAGTAGGAGGTAATGGAGGTGGTGCTGGTGTTATGGTACTATTTAATACACGTAAAGTGTTGTAACTCATAATTTGTAAGTCACCTCCAGTTTTAGTCACAATACCTGCTAAATAAGCTACAACAGCATTTGAAGCATCTACAATCTCAATATTTTGAGCTGGTGTTGGGAAGTTAACAGCTTGTTTTTTAACAGTATTTGATGGTGTAGTTCCAATAGTGAATATATCTACATCATCAGTTTCTAAATTAAATACTAATTGTGCTTTTGATAAATACTTTTTAGGATAAGAAATATCTCTATTTACTGTGTCTGGAATGATATATCCATTTATAGTAATATCAAAATTAGTTCTTGTTGTTCTATCTTGTCCTACACTATATTCAGTTGATGTTGTAAAAGAACCAATATTAGCTCTAAATTGGAATCTACCTTCCTCACCCCAATATGTGTTAGCTGCATACTGTAACGCCTCTATAATTTTATTATTCTGTTCTAAGTGGTTTGTGAATACAACAGCGCTATACTTTAAAGTGACATATTCAGGCATTACAACCATCCTATATTCCTTAACAGGGATTCTATTTGAGAGAGCTGCGAAATTATCATATTGATTTTTCTTTGTATATGGTACTTCAAACGCATATATATTTTGTGGTCGGTTAGCATCAATTTTAGTTCCTAAAGTTCTATTAGCTTCTAAACTGTCACGTTTCAATACAATAACAGGCGCTACAAATCTTCCTGAGTATTCTCTTAAAAATCCTTTTTCTTGAATTGTAGCCCAACGCTCTGGGAAACCATACATTACAGGTACTTGAAGTCGATTACCATCTTGCATTATAGATGGTTTAACTTTTTGTTCAATATACTTAATAATAGAAGTATCAATATCCATTATACTGATGGATATATCTTTTGTTCTATCACCTTTTGTAGATACTTCGTTTCCTCTATTGACAAAGTTATCTGATGCTCTTAATCCTAAATTAGGATCTTGAGCATTAGTGCCTAATGCTTCATCATATATCTCACGAAGATTTTTTGGTCTTGGTTTTCTAGTTTTAGGCATTATAATAATTTATAAGGTAATAAATTAAGTCTACTTACTCTTGTCATATAACAATCTAAATCATACTTCAGTATTTTAACTGGAGGGCAACTTAGACTTGTAACACCAATATTTGAAACTATAGGATAATAGTCTATTACTATATTATGTATTTCATAATATCTTTCTCTACCAATATCAAAAATTATATCTCCTATTTCTGGTATTATGTTTATAGGTGTAATGATATTAAATGGATTGTTTGGATTTAATACAGCCTCAGGTAACTGAATAGTAATATGTTGCATTATATCAGGTCCAAACATTTCATTATCTATAGTTTCAGGATCTCTTGTTACAGCTCCTTTTGTTTCTATAGCCTCATAATACCATTTTTCTAATGATTCACCATATATATTCTTTTGAGTTTGCTCTAAATTTAACTTATAGTAAAGTACTCTATCTGTTAAAAATGATACTAATGATGCTTGTACTAATTGAGGACTAGCAAAATCAATACATTGTGGTGTTGGTGATGGAGTTGGAGTTGGGGTTGGTGTATCTGTAGGTATAGGAGTTTCAGTTGGAGTAGGAGTAGCTGTTGGTAATGGAGTAGGTGTTGGTGTGAATGTAGGGGCTCCAGTAGGTGTAACAGTTGGTGTTGGTGTAGGAGTAGATGTTGGTCCTGGTGTTGGTGTTGGAGTTGGTGTAGCTTGGTTTATAGGTCCATTTCCATCATTTGGATCATCAGGCATGAAAAATCTTCTTGGATAAGTATTTGAAAACATAATATTATAAAGCGTAAATTAATAATGGTACTTGATTCATTGATTGACGAGTAAAGTCAGCCTCTTGTTGTTTACGCTCTAATTGAGCTCTACGAGAAACTTCATTAAGCATCTCTTTTAATTCAGTCATCAAATCTTGTTTTTCTTGTCTAGCATCAGTTAATAATTCAGTACCTTTAAACATACCTGGGATCTGTCCTGTATCTAAGGCTGTTTTAACTTGTCCTTCTATTTCTTTACAGATGGCTAAAGTATATCTATAAATCCACATTCTACCTACATGGTTAATATTAGAGTAAATTGGATTACGATAAGGAACTCTCATCACATCGGATACAACATTTCTTACAGTATCAACTGTAGGTTTGTTTTTATCCATCTTCTTAACATATCTAAACCATAATTTATGCCCTATATATATGTCACCAGGTACAGGGAATAATCTGAGTTGGTTATCTACTAAGTCAAAGCTAAATGCTGATTTTCTTACTTGGTCATTAAATTCAATAGCTTGAATCTTTTGAATATCCCAATATACAGGCATTAACATAAAGTTAATACCAGGTGAGTAAGAACCAAATCCAAATGTTTCTAATAATCCTTGAACACCAGTACCTGTACCAGCATATGGATCAAAATATCTTACAATAGCAGGAGGTTCTTGATAGAATATTTGTCTTACTTCTATACTATCTCCTGGTTCTAATGAAGCAGAATCAGCGGCCCAAGCATTTAAGTCATAATTTTGTTGGTTAGGAATTAAAGTAAGTGATCCAGTATATTCTAATACTGTACCACCTACACTAGCTTCACCTCCATAAGTGTCAGCTATTCTAATTTGAGCTGCTAAGTTATTATTTAATACTTTATTATTTAATTCGTTTTGTAAACGAGCTTGATAATAAACTGTTGGAATACCATTTGTAGAATAGTTATTAAAACGAGATGGATATCCTCCACTCACACCTGGATCAACAGTGAAGAAATAAATAAAGTCACTACCATTAGTTATAATATTGTTTGATCCAGAAGTTGGGCCAGCTACTTTATTAAATTGATTTAATACTACTCTTGATAAGTTAACATTATTGCTGCCGTTATAAAAAGCATCACCTGCTAAAGTAAAGTTATTTAAAAAATCTAAATTTGGAGCAACAAAGTCACTTAATGAAGCTGACATTACAAATACCTCACTATCTACAATAGATTGAGAATAGAAAGTATCATTTCCAATTTCATCCCATTTAGCAGTACGAGCTGGAGACCAGAATATAGGTGTTCTGTTAGAAACACTATTAATTAAAGTTGTGCTAGATTGGTTAAATACATCTGTTTCAGAGCCTTCTAAGTTAATATAGTTATCTCTGATTTTATATTGGTAAACCATGTTACCGTATGTCAATACTGCTTCTTCAAATGCAGCATAAACACCAATATCACTTAAATTTAAAAATAATCCAGCACCAATACCAGATGTAATACCTAAACGTTGAGCAACAAATACAGTACAGTTTCTAGCATCTCTAACAAATTCTGTATCATTATCAAAATATCCAAACGGGGTATTGCCTTTAACTGTAGTTAAAGAACTAAATCCAGTTGATATATTACCAGCCCCGTATAATTGTGTAAGGTTTTGCGCCATTTATATTAGTATTATTCTAATATAAATATTATTATTTCCCGTATTCGTATTCAAGTATTTTACCTACTAAATCAGATCTGTGGTTTTCTTTTAGTTTAATCCACTTAATTTCTTCAATCTTTTTAGATAATTCAATAGCGTAAGATAACCCGTTTATTTCACCAGTAGGTGTTTTGATATCAGTTTGCTCATTATCGCCGTTAATCACTATTTTACCTGTTTTACCTAAACGAGTTAATATAGCTAACATTTCGCCTTTAGTTAGGTTTTGAGCCTCTTCTACAATTAGTATGTCGTCTATAGTTTTACCTCTAATAAATTGTACAGGCATAGCTTTAACTTTACCTTCCTCAATTAATTCAGGTACTTCATTTTTATTTGAACAACATTTAACTAGATTTTCAACTAATGCTTCCATGTATGGATCAAACTTACCATTAATATCACCTGGTAGAAATCCTAATGATTTACCTACTTCAATAGCTGCGCGAGTATTATATATACAACTAATTTGTTTTTTCTTAAGAAAATCTAAGGCGGCTTGAGCACATACTAATGATTTACCTGATCCCGCTCTACCTGTTATAATTACTACTTGATTTTCTACTATTAATCGTTTTGCTTCTTTTTGTTCTTCATTTAACTGTAACGCATTAATAGATTTAATGTCATTCTTCCTCTCACGATTTGGTTCACGCATATAACATTATTTGCTATAAATATGAAAGAAAAAACCCGAGCTTGCGCTCGGGTCTTTCTTTAACTCTAAGGGTTATTTATTAGATAACTTGTAAGTCAGCAATAAATACCTTACCGTAGAATTCAGGACGTACCATTTTCTTCGCGTAACGAGTCATGATACCTTTTCTTGGAGTGAAGGTATTTGGATCGTACACTAATGGAGTCATGATCAATGGAATATATGGAGCATAAACAGCACCAGTTTCTAAGAATTGGTTACCACGGAATCCCATTAAGATGGTATTCTCGATCATGTAAGGATTCTTGTAAACTTTGTAACGGCTGTTTAATTGACCAATTTTCTGTACGCCGAATGCATACTTCATGTTGTCAGCTGCACCGTCTGTATCAGCTGCAAATCCTGGAATTGACTCAAGGATAGTAGCTACAGTTGGAGAAACTACCATGAAATTAGCACCACCACGTAAAGTACGTTGGTGAATTTGGTTAGAAACTTTTTGTAATTTGATACCTAAAGTTTGGAACCAAGTCATCTGAGTGTAATAAACACCTGATGTGTTGTAAGCAATGTTAGATGAACCTGCAGTTACAGTACCGCCCACTTTAGCTGACCATTGTTCAACGATTGGAGCGTTCTGGATTAACATATCCATGATTTCTAAGTCGATCTCTAAAGAGATGTACTCTGATAACATAGAAGTTAATTCAGCTTCAGCATCCAAGTTTTGGTAAGCGTTTAAGTCTTGAGCGAATTCTGGAGTCCATTGTGCTTTTAACTTACGAGTTTTAGCAGCAATAGTCTCAGAACGTAATTGTACATTGATCTCTGGGATTACGATTTCTGTATTGCTTTCTGCGTTTGGATAACCAGCACCAGCAGCATCTTCGAAATCACCACGAGCGTTATCAGCAGTCTTCTTGTTGAAGAATAAAGTCATACCACCTGTGATAGCGTTAACAGCAGCAACACCAGAAGCAGTTACGAATAACTTAACTGTACCACCAGCAATTGTAGTAAACTGAGGTAATAATGTAGCTGAAGTGATAACAGTTCCTGGAGAAGCAGGAGTACCATCGATCAAATAAAGATCACGAACACCATTCACATCAAAGTTAGTTGGGAAACCAGCTGAACCAGTTGTGAAAGAAATTTGAATGATCTTGCTATTAACAATAGACTGAGAATAATCAGAATCCCAGTTGATAGCATCAAATGTAGCAGCAGCTGCATTTGTAGCATTAGTTAATGAAGCTGAGAATTGGTTAACTGAATAACCCCAACGGCCAGCACCATAAAGACCACCCTGAGCTAAGTTACCAAAGCCAGAATCACCTTGAGTGTAAGCTGTACCATAAAGTGAATTACCAGAAGTGAATGGATCTTTATTAGTTCCGTATTGGAAATCTAAGAAGAACACTAAACCAGCTGGTAAGCTCATTGGTTGTACAGAAACGAATTCTTTAGAAGCGATTTGTCCGAATACCTTACGAACGAGTGGTAAAGCTACGCCAGCCCACTGCTCACCAGTTCCTGGAGTAAAAGTACCACCAGTTCCAGTGTTTGACTGTTCAACAACTAATTGCTTAGCTTGGTTCTCAAGCATTACAGCCATATTAGATTTGTTGTAGTCAGTAAGACCTTCTAACAAACCTGATTTTTCCCACTTGTTAGCTAAACGAGAAGCCTCGCCTTGCTGTGACTGCCATGGGTTAGCAGATTCGATTAAAGATTGAATTTGACTCATTTTGAATGAATTTTTGTTTTTTAAATTGTTTATTTTACGATTCCCGCTAATTGTTGCATACGGCGAATAGCGGCATCACCTTCTACAATCGGTTGGGCAGGGGCAACACCTACTGCTTTAGAAGCAAATCCAACTGATTCTTTAATTGTAGTTTTAGTTTTAGTTTCAAAAGACTCAGATAAAGTGTTGTAAACAGTTTTAACTTCGCTTACATTTGTAGCTTTATCAAAAGCTTTTAATACCTTAACTTTTTGAGCTTCATTTAAAGACTTAGCTTTGAAGATCTTATTTGTATAAAGAAGTTTCGCATTTAAGAGATTAACTTCGTTAAGTTCAGTTTGCAAAGTCTTGATAGTAGAAATAGCTTCTTCTAAGTCTTTCTTAGCTTCTTCCATTTCATCTTTCTTTTCAGCGATACCAGATGTAGCTTTAGTAACAGATGGACCTTGGAATCCGCCTTTTTCACCAGATAAGCAAGTGTCATATATGATTCTTGCTTCTTTGTCTGATTTACCAGCTTTGATAGCAGCATTGTATTCTTGAACACATGCTAAACCAAGTCCTTTTTTAATGTCATCAGCTACTTTTAAGAAGAAATTTTTAACATCAGAGATGCCTTCTTCTACTTCTGTGGCTTCTTCAACTTTTTCTTTCTTTTCCTCAACTTCTTTTTTCTCTTCAACTTTCTTACCTTCTTCTTTGTCTAATTCAGCTAATAATTCATCGAGGCTGATAGATTCTTCATCTTCAGTTTCCTCTTCTTCACCAGCTTCATCATCCATTTCAAGTTCTTCTTCACCAGCTTCTTCTCCACTACCCATTACGTCTTTTAATACGTCACGGATAATGTCTTTAAGCTCATCGACAGTGAGTTCAGTAACTTCGTCGTCACCTTCAGCTTCTTCTAAAGACTCTTCAACTTTTTCTTTTTTGTCGTTGTCTTTTTTCTTAGCTTCTTCAACTTCTTTTTTACCTTCCTCTACTTCTTTTTTAGCTTCTTCCATTTCTTCTTTGCCTTCTTCTTTCTTGCCTTTTTCTTCAGCTTCAAGTTGGGCTAAGATTTCTTCTAGATCAGCTTCTTCCATGTTGTCAGCTTCTTCCATTTCACCTTCAATTTGAGGTTTTTGTGAAGCAGCTCCATAACCAATTTCGGCTTCATGGCCTTCTTCTTTTTTGTAGCCTTCTTCTTCTTTTTCCATTTTCTCTTCTAATCCTTCTTCTTCCAACTCATTTAATTTAGCTGAAAGCATAGACATGATTTTTGGAGTAAATGTTTCTTCAAGAGCGGCTTTAGCATTTGCTACTGCAGCGTCGCGAACAGCTTTAGCATCAGCAATTGCTTGACTGAATAATTCTTGATTTGTCATCTGAATTTTCTCCTTTTTGATTGCTTATTAGTAGGGGAAGCAATATAAGATTAAAAACGTTAAATTAATGAGATATTGGAGATCTCATATGTGGGATGTTCATAAATATGTGAAAAGTGCTCAAAGCGATAAAAATGAAACCCAGCCTTACGGGGCTGGGTTCAGAGCTATAATACTGAGACTATAGCGGGGCTTATCTAATGCAGCAAACACCTGTTTGGCTACAAATAATTTCTGAAATTAAATTATTTACTTTAGTATACTTACCAAATGAACGAGTACCAGGTACATAACTTTCACTTAGTCCTGTTGGTCTCATAAATGCACCTTGAGTTGATGGTGTTGAAACAAAATCCCAACATAATAATTCAAAGTCATCTTGTACCTCCATTGTTCCTTCACCTAGTGGTTTTACTGAACCCATACCACGAGAAGAAATACCAACAGTTATATTATTTAAAAATAATTCTTTTAATATATTACCACTTGGTGTAGGTAATACTTCAATTTTACCCATTAAATCATCACCATCCCACCATAAAGACTTAATGTTATGACATACATTCTTTAAGTTAATGATTGATGAATCTGGGTGGTCTAATTCACCTAATGCTCTATTTTCAGCTATAGGTCCAGCTATATATTTTTCTACTTCACGTTCTAATGTATCTTTAGGATAAACACGTCCGTTTTGGTTTTTAGCATCTGCGCGTTGTACTACACCTTCAACAATTAAGTTTTTAGATGGAGACAACTTTGCCTCATGCAAAGCACGAGGCGAAGGTGTAAATGAATAATATTCTATTAATACTTGTTTGTTCATTATCCTTGGGTTCCTGGTTTAGCTAATACAGCTGCTTTCTTTGTTAATATTTGTGCTAAAGCTTTTTCAGCGGCTTCTTCGTCTTTTTCTATTCTAGCCATAGCTGGATCTTCTTCTTTTAAAGCTTTCTTTAAAGCAGCTTTTAATGCTTCTTTAATTTTAGAATGCTTATCTTCACCTTCCATAAAGAAAGAAGATGTTATTTTTCTATCAGATGGAGCTTTAGAGTTGAATAATTCAATAGCTTTATCAACACCAATTTGCTTACCTAACATCTTTAATTTACTATTCATAGCTGTTCCACGATCATAAGCACGTGGATCATCGCTCATTTCATAATACCAGTCATACTTAGACATTAATGAATTAAATTCTTCTTCAGCATTCATTTGTCCTTTCATTTTGTCAAATGAAGTACCTAAGTCAACACCACCCATGAATGAACCTTCTTTAACATTCTTACTGTTATATTTATCAGCAAATGCTTTAGCATCAGCTTCTTTATCGAATGTTTTTATTTCACCATCTTGAGTTGTATAAACTTCGAATTTACCATCCACTTTCATTACCTTAGCTTTGTCATGTGGATCTTTTGAAGCTTCTTCTAATCCTTCTTTAATAGATTTTAATTTATCAGCGTCAACAGTGATCATAACATAATCACCTGCTGCTTCAATATCACCGCCAATCTTATCTATAATTTTAACAAAAGCATGGTCTGGTCCTAAAACATCTCTCCAGTTATCATCAGTAATACCTTCTTCACCAAATTCATCCTCTATTCTATCCATATCAAATTCAAAATCTAAAGAAAAACTTACCTTACCATCTTTCTCTACAAATCCACTATAGTCACCACTGTCAGCTGATATATGTATTTGATTATCATCTTGTGTAACTTCTAATCCTTCTTTAATATTACCTTTATCAGATACTATTTTATAATCGTAGTTGTTATATGGTTCAAAGTCATCAAAGTTAGTTTGAGATATAAAATCTTCTTTACTAAGATCTGTATCTCCATTATCAAAAGCTATTTGCCAATGATGAGCTAAAGCAGCTTTTTTAGCTTCTTCTTCAGAACTAAAATATTCAACATCCACATCTTCTAAATCACCTGATGAGGGATCATAATGATATACTTTTAATATTACCTCATTAATAAGATTCTCTTTAATGGTTTTTTCAGAGCCAGTTACACCTTTATCAGGCATTACTTTAACACCTTTAGGTTTTTTCTTACCTGCTTCTTTTTTACCTAATGTATCTTGTACATTAGCTTTAGCATCTTTCTTTAATTCTTTCTTTAAATAACCATCAGCTTTAGCTTGCATACCTGGTTTGTCTGTTTCAGGAGCTTCAAACTTATAAGGTGATTGATCTTGGTTAAGTAAAGTAGTATAGAAGTTAACATCTTTAGCTAAGTTCTTCAATACAATTGATTTAGCTTTTTCTAAAGATTCATTACTATAGTCATCCATTTGCTCTAGTTCATATTGAAGACCCATACGGTATTCATACGGGTTAGCAACGTCTATAGATAATTCTTTAACTTCTTTTTTCTTTTTACCCTCAGTTAATGTTGTTCTTTTAACGCCGTATACTGAGTCATTATAATTAATTTCGTTAATTAAACCAGCGATAAGTTTAAGTCTTTCTATTTCGTTGATTGGTTTTTTCATACTAATAAATATTAACGGCCCTGACCACGATATGCTTTTGGGCGAGGGCTATGTTTGTTATATGATTTTTTAGCGTTACCGCCTTTACGTTTACCAAATGTAACTTTGCGGCTTTCGCCTCTTATTGCTTTTGCCATAATTAATATCCTAAACTTTTAATTGTATCTTTAACAAATATAGCAGCTTGTGCTACAGGGTAGTCAAATTTTTTAGCTACACCTTTTAAAAAGCGTAATACTAATTTATCACCTTCTGGATTTTTACCACCCATAGCTTCATCCATATTAGTGTCTTTAATTTTCTCTATTTTATTTTGACACCAGTCAATAACTTCTTGTAAGTATTCAATTTGATCTCTCTTACTATCAGTTCCATGCATAAGATCATCTTCAATATCAGCGAAAATATCTTCACCTTCTTTTACTGGTTTTTTAGTTTCATTCATTTCAAGTTCAACACCTAAATCTTCAACTAAGTCTTTTAATTCTTTAAGAGCTTGTACTAAACCTATTTTTTCTTGTGTTGGAATATTTGAACTAGTTGAGATATTGCGAGCTAAATTACTAACAATTTCTTCAATTCTATCAATAGCCATAAGACTACCTTGACTTGCTTCTTCTACATTTTTCTCAGCTAAGAAATCCATCATTTTTTCTGCTTCAGCATCAGTACGATCTTGTCCTAGATCTTCTTTAGCTAATTTTTCTTTTTCTTCTTTTTCACCAGCGGCTTTACCTTTCTCATATTCATAAGCAGCTTCACCTTCACCTAAATGTGACCAAATTTCTTTAGCTGTTTCAGCATCAATCAATTTCCAGCCTTCACCTTGTTTAATTACTTCAGCTTTAGCTTGTTCTAATGAGAAAGGACCAATTGGTTCTTCTAATCCTTCTTCATCATGAACATAATATTGTTGCTCTGGATTTTCTCTTAATTTAGAATAAGCACCTAATTTGTTTTCAACTAGGAATTGTTTCATGTCAAAATTATCTGCCATTTTATTTTAGTTTTGTAGATTTTAAAAATAATGATTTTGCACTCTCTTTAATTTGTTGGAATGCATTTTCAGTATATTTTTTATATTTTAAATCTTCACCTTCACTTAATTCACTTTTTAAACGATCAACGTATTCAAATATACGATTGATTTCGTTCATTTTTCTTTTTATTTGTTTAACTGCTTGATGGAATTGATCTGGTTTAGAACGCATTTTAGTTTCATTTCTAAACTGAGCGTATCCTTCATTTAAGCTAACTGTTTTTTTAACAATTTCAATAGCATCAGTTGGTTTTAAAGCTCCCATTTCAACTGCTTTAACAAGTACTTTAACAGCATCTTCTTCAGCACCTAATTGTGCTAACATACCTGCTAAAGACTCATATTCACCTGCTTCCCATAGTTCTTTATAGTCAATTGCTTTTGAAGAACGATTTGGTTTAGATGGAGCATTAGTAAAACCAAAATGAGACACAGCATAGTTATCTTTTACTTTACCAGCTGCTAGTTGTGGGGCATCTTCTTTTACTTTTTTCTTAAAAGCATATTTTGTAGCTACGCCCATACCAACACCTGGAGTTACAGAAGCACCGGTTCCTGTGGCCGATGTTTCTTTTTTAAGTTTAATTCCTAATTTTTTCTTATCCATTTACTTTCTTAATTTCCTCAGCTAGTTGCTGATATTGAAGTAATGCTACTAAATGTTCATCTTTTACAGACGACTTGTTAGATATTGGCTTTATCAACGTTATAACTTCGTTTAACTTAATTTCAGTTGTTTTGTCATTAACTTGTTTAACTAAATCAGTTAACTCGGTTTTAACCTTATTAAGGTTCTCGTTGATATATGTTTTAAGGTGTTCAGGATTAGAAATATTGTTAATGAATTCTTTAAGTACTAACTTTTGACGTGTACTTAATGTTGAGTATTTAGTGTTGAACTTCTCAATTAACATTTTATATGCTAATAAACGTACATTTTTATCTTCTTTAGCTAATACTTGTTCAACTTCGTTTTCTTTATTTTCAACTAAGGTTTTCTTAGTGATATGTTCCATTACAGTAAGTTTATTAAGCACTAATTGTTTAGGCTCAACAAACTTATTATCCATAGCAGATTCAAATAATGTGTAAGCGGCGGCTAATGTTTTATAGTTGTTAACTTTGACTTTGAAAAAGCTCTCAAGGTTATAATGCTTCTTAATTTCTTTAATTAAGTTGTATTTTTCCTTAAGTAATGTTTCTTTGTTTAATTTTTTAGCTAAGTCAACAGTAGTATTAACTAATGCTTCAGCTTTACCTTCACTTAAGCGTGGTGCTGTTAAAATAGTATGGTAGAGTTTATGCTCTTTTGCTATTTCATTACTGTGAAAATATTTTTTCACAATCTTTACCGCCTTAGAATCAGTATTCGCCAATGTGTCTGATGCTATTTGACGCACTAATAGCTCAAATAATACACCAGTGTTGCGAAATTTGTTATGTTTTATGCGCATAGTTTAGTATAATGATACTAATTATAAATATGTATATTATTTGATCTCGTCGCGGATGTTGTTTTCATTCAGTAAATCACTTTCAAATAAAGTTGTACGGCGATTTACTGGTAATCCATCAAACATTTTCTTGTTTTTAAGATATGTTTCTAATGCTAATGGTGATCCACCTTTCCATTGAGTTTTTGCTAATGTATCTTCTTGGTCTACACCTGCTGTGCTATATGATTTAGTACCTAATCTATCTTTACCAAATGGATTATCTTGACGATTAATATTTGATACTGAAGCCTCAGGACGGCCAACTAAGTGTACAGGTTCATTAGGATTTTTCTCGTTATATCCTGTTGGCACAGCTCCATCTTTTCTACCCTTACCATAAGCGACAGCTAATTGGTGTGGTGTACCATATACCTGGCCTGATTCATCTGGGTCATTACCTTCACCTTCAATTTGAGCTAATCTAAACTTACGTTTTTTATCTTCAATAATTAAATCACGATATTCATCATATTGGTCTTGGCTGAAATGGAATAAGTTATCATAAATCCAATCAGTTGGTAATAAATTAGACTCCATAATGTTACTTGCTAACTCAACTTTTTCTTTCATTAAGTTAACACGTTCTTGATCATAAATGATAGAAGGTGTAGTTAAGTTTAACTCAAAGTTGGTTAACATTTCACCATCATATCCTTGAGTATATAAGTGTACTAAGGCAATCTTAGTTAATTCTGATAATAATATCTTTTGAATACGTTCTACTGTACGAGCAAATCTAATATCTTCAGCGGCTAATGTAGCTTTACCAGTTAAGTCTTTTTCATAACCCATAAATGCTTTAGGTATCTTAAGAGCAGCGAATAACTTATCTCTTAAGTAAGCTACGTCTTCAATACCATTATATTCTAAACCTTTTGCTGTATCAATACGAGTTGATTGGTCGTTACCTCTTACAGGAATGTAAAAGTCTTCCATCATGTTCATCATATTGTACTTAAGGTTATATTGGCCTGTTGTTGGATCTACAAAAGGTACTTTCTTAAGTTTTTGTACTGTTTTTTGCATGAATGCTTCTACCTCATTTGGAGGAATAGCACCTACATTCATATAGAAAATACGTTTTTCAGGAGCACGAACAATACGATGAATTAACATCGCATCTTCCATTAATATCATTTGTTTGAATATCTTACGGCCTGGCTCTAAATAACTTCTACCATAAGGTAAATAGTTAACATCACTTATTAATCTAAAGTGAGCCATTTCATAGTTTTCAAAGTAGATATCTGATGTTGATGTACCTAAAGCGTACTGTGTTTGAGGAGTAGTGATACCAGATACTGATGTAGGATCATATTTAAATCTTACATAAGTAGGATTTTTAGGATTAGTACCTTCCTCTCTGATAATTGAGTAAGCGGAGAATGGTATAACATTATATACGCCAAATTTCTCAGCTATTTCTAATTTAAGATAAAAGTCACCATACTTACACATGTTACGAGCCCAACTCCATAAGTTGAATTCAATATTTAACACATCATAGAATAAGTTGTATAATATCTTTTGAATATTTTCATCACTAGAGCGAACATGGAGCATTTCACCATGTTCATTTTTTAAAGTACACTCATCGGCTATAATATCAAGTGCTGAGGCTACAATAGCGTCAGTATCCATTGATTCATAGTCGGTATAAAGTTGTACCCTTAATGTCTGGTAGTTGTAAACATTGTTTACATTATAAATACCAGCACCAGATGTGGTATAAATTTTAGTGAATCGGTCTACAAGTGCATTAGTCTGTAAAGTACCTAATGACTGTATTCGATCTGTATCAATTACTCTCAACTCATCCCCACCTACATTACGAATAACAACGTCTGAAGAGAATAATCGTTTTAGATTGTCAAATAATCCCATAGTATCTTAGTATATGTTATAAATATTTATCTAAACCAACCAGCTAATATCTTCCATTTGTCCTCTACCATTATCCATTTGCCAAGGATTATTTTGTTGCGGACTATGTGGGGTATAAAAGCCACTTGGTCCGGTATTATATGAAATTTTTCCTATACCTCCAAGTGAAGCGCGAGTTAAGTCCATACCTGTTTGAGAGAATTTTAAAGCTGTATCACGTAAAAACATACCAATACCAAAAGACATTACAAGGTCATCATTATATCCATCGTTGGCTTGCGCTTTACCATTTTTCCATACAAATGTTCTTAATTCCTCTAATGTGCGACGTGATTGAATAACACAAGCTCTATCTCTCATATAAGCCTCTAATTTGGCTACTACAAGTGGTCTAGTTTTGAGTGAGTTAGTGAAACCTGGTATTAAATTATTGTTATTTCTATTTATAAAGTTATCCATTGTTATATTAGCTGTATCTGATTTAGATGAGTAATATAAGTTTTGGTAGCCTCGTTCTATAATGGTTTGTATTGTGTCCCATCCTATGTTTGCATTTTCAACAACTAATAAAGCATTATTCCATTCAGTAGCAATTGATACAAGCATATGTCCGTAGTCACGAGTACCAACTTGTCCTTTATACTCTTCTACTTGTTTGGCCTCAGCTATATCAATAACATGACAAGCAGAATAGTCTTTACCATCACCTCTAGCTACGTCAGCAACAACCATATATTGTTTTGTATAATCTGGAAATTCCCAACGCCATAAGTTACCATCAAATCCACCTTTTGAAATAGGATCTGCTTGATATGTTGATATATAAAAATTTAAAATATCAGGTTCAACAACTGTATCACCTGAAGTTGTAAAGTCACAATCACATTCTTGAGCGGCGTTTCTAATTCCTAAGATAGCATCTTGTTCATCTCTCCATTTTTGAGTTCGTTCTGGGTGTACTGTCCAAGGTAATTTTATAGATACAAATCCGTTTTTTCCTTCTTCACCACCAATAAATGTTCTATGGAACCAATTACCAGTACCAAATGGTGTTGATATAGCGATACATTGACCACCAGTGGCTAAGGTTTGTTGAGCAGAGGCAAATATCTCATCTATACCTTCAATGAATGCGGCCTCATCTAGTAACAGTAATGATACTGCTTCAGATCGACCTGCGTCGCCAGTAGCACCAATTGCTTTTATCTGAGATCCATTTGCTAGTTTTAAACTTAGTTTATTGTTTTCTAAAGCATTTATTTTAAGCCAGCTGGGTAGGTTATCATAAGCAAATTTTACTTTGGTAACCATGTTTTTAGCAGTTTCTTGCTTAGTGGCTATACAAAGTACGTTTTTGTCTTTGTTAAATAACATTAACCAAAGTGAATAAGCTGACACTAGAGTAGAGATACCTAACTGTCTTGACTTGTTAACTATACTGTAACGATTCTTTTTAAACTGATGTAATACACCTTCCTGAAATGGATATAAATTAAATTGGATACGACCACGTTGTGGGTGTTGAATCCAATAATATTTTTTCATAAAATAAACAGGATCAGTAGCACATTTAACATATTCCTGTTTAATAATATCTTTAATATTCTGTTGTTGATCGCTCATGCAACTGTTTGTATATAAATATATAAAAGAGGCCTAACCTTACCGGTTAAGCCTCAGTGCATGGGATTGCAAGGATCTTATTTAGTTAAATATAAATAGCCTAAACCGCCTATAACAGCAGTTCCTAATAGTTTAGTGAAAACTAATTTAGCTTTTAATTTCTTATTATCTTTTCTTAATTGATCAACCCATAATTGTTGAGCATCAAATTTTAACTGTTCATTTTTGATACGTTCTTCATATAACATACCTTTTTGAACATGTCCTGATATAATACTATCTTTTAATGTTACTTTCTTTTCTAATAATGTAATATTTTCATTACATAATTTTAACTCAGCCTTAGCACTATCACCACTAACTAAATCTTTAACAATTAATTTAGCTACAGGAGATGGTATTTTAATAGTATCTTGTTGAGCGTAACCAAATATAGGTAAAAACGCTAATATAATTAAAATGTATTTCATTAGTATCCGTATCTAGCTTTAAAAAATGAATCTACCTGTGTTGGAGTATATTGCTCAGCTTGTTGACCTACTTCATGGTAATACTCACGAATAATAGTTGTTTTTTCCTTAATGTTATCTACTTGAAAGTCAATTTGATCAACTTCAGCCTCATAAACATTAATTGTACTATCAATTTGTTGTTGATGCTCAATTAATTGCTTATTAACTGCTGTTAATGAGTCAATAGTAGCCTTAATATCAGCAGGCATACCTTGCTTTGATGTAACTAATAGGATAAATAAGTATAAAAATATAACCCCACCTATCACAATAAATAACTTTCCGATGGTTTTAGAGTTCTTCTTCACCATCAATTTCAATGTCTGTATCATCAATACCTAATTTTTTAAATTCATCTTCTTCACTATCTTTTCTCTTAGATCCAATAGTTGGAAGTTTATCTTCGCCTAATGATTTAAGGATCATTTTCATTACTCCTTTAGTATTAGTAGCTCCGAATTTATATTTGTCAAGATCATTTAATACTTTAACATAAGCATTATAATCTTCATCTTTTAAAACTTCAATTTTGTCTACAAGACGTTTTACTAAGTCAGGTAAACCAGCTTTAGCTGCTTCTTTAGATTTAGCTTGAGCTGCTTTAAAGTCAGTACTTGATAAACCACCATCTTCAGCTTCTTTAACTGTACGACCTGTTTTAATATTTGATTGAGCATATTGTTTAATGATACGATCAATTAAATCACTATTATCAACAAACCATTCACCAGCTTTAGAACCAGCGGCAGTTGATTTTGGTGCTTTAAGTTTAGTAATATCTTTTTCAGATGGTTCTTCATCCCCTGTTTCTGGTTTTGCTTTTTTAGATTTAAGTTTACCTTTACCTACAAACAAATCTTCAGCATCATCAGCGCCACCAAATATATCACCTTCACCTGGTTCTTCATCAGCAGCTTTTTCTGGTTTAACAGTTGTGGCTTTTAAGAGTTGATTACGAATATCAGGAGTGAAAGACCAGTTAATACCAGGAGCTGAATTTTTTTCAATATCACTTTTTAGCAATTCAACTTCCATTGGATCAATACTCTCATCTTTTGCTTTTTTAACAAAGTAATTAACTACTTGTTGTTTTCTATCTGTTTTAAAGTTGCTAGGATTAGCAATTCTATCTTCAATTTGTGGAAAGTCTGGATTGAGTTTATATTTTTCTTTAGCGATACGTGCCATTTCCTTTACAGGAACTTTAATTTTAAGTTTCGCTTCAGTAATAAATTTTCTAAGATCAAAATTGTCTGCCATGTTTAATTGTTATGTGTTAATAAATATTTTAATCTATGTAATTTAACATTAAATCTATACGATCACCTGTAGAACCACTTAAAACTATTAATTTTTTAGGCGGATATAGTGCAAGTAAACGCAATATTTCCTGGTTTATAGCAGCTCTATATTCAAGATCTGTTTCTCTTACACCATTATCTTCCATATTAGTACCAACAGGATCAATATAAAATACAACATCATATTGGTCTTTAAGCGTCATTGCTGCTGTTACAAAATTAGATTTATCAGTTAAACTAATTGATTTAGCTGACATTGTAAATGAACATACATCCCATATTGTTCTATCTGTTAAAACATTTTCATGTAATAATTCACTAGCACGTTCAGCTAAAAATACAAACTGACCATTAACTGTTGAATCTGTATTTAATGGAATACCTAAATCTCTTAAGTATTTACTACGTTCAGTTGCTAATTTATAGTCTTTAAATATCTCAAGTTTAGATAATTCCTTAACTAAAGTTGTTTTACCAACTGACATTGTACCGCATAATCCTATCTTCATATTATTTTTATTTGTTAGAGACGTGTGTCATATTTAGGGTCCTTAGCTGGTGGAACACCATTTGTATCACGCTTACGATCCATAAATTCATCTTTACTATATTGATATCCAAATAACCAATATTCTTTTTTACCATTTGGATGTATCACAGCTGGTTCTTCCCAGTTATGGAGTTTACCTTCAAGCATGTACATAATTGTGCCATCAGGTGTTTTTATTTTTCTAACTCCGCTTGTTTGTTTAGCCATATGATTTAATTTATTTAAATATAAGTTATTTATCCAGGTTATTCACCCATGTTCATTAATTCAATAAGTGCTTCTTTTCTAATTAATTTTTCAGCAACATAAATTCCTTGTGAACCAGCAACTGTAATACCACGAGCACTTAAAGCATCACCCACAAAGTGTACATTTGAGAATTGTTTTAATGACAGATCATGATAATTAACTAATGGTTCAGGACTTAAATACTTTACTTCAGGAATGTACATACCCCAATCATCACCAAATTCAAATACCTTATTCATATCATCAATAAAGTTTAAAACATAATCAGCATATTCACCCATTGCTCCTTTAAATCCATCTAAAAATTTAATTTGATGTGCTGTTACATCTGTACCCTCAGATGTTTTACTTACAGTTCTAGAAGGACTATAATATAATCCCTTTCCATCTATTTGTAATTTTTGTACTACATCTCTACTCCACTTAAATGGATCTTCAATACCCTTAATTTCCATTAGAATACCAAAGTTGGTCATTTGATTTTCAAATTCCTTACCTTTTTTAGCGTGACCATTGTAACTAACATCTCCATAAGTTTCTTCAACAGCCACATATGCAGCATTATTATTAGTACAAAATGAACGTAAGCTAACGTTATTAAATTTTTGATATAATTTGAAATCATAAGATACATCAATTAGTTTTTGGAAGTATTTTTGTGGTGCTTCAAAACGAACACCAATTTGTACTGATTTAGGTTCATTAGGTAATGTATATTCATCAGCTAATTTTTGAGCAAAATCAATACCTGATTTACCTACTGCAAATATTAATTCATCATATTTTAATCTGAGGGTAGGACCTGATATGCCAAGTG